GTGAGGTTGAGCAAGTCAAAGGATTCTGGAAAGAGGCCCAGCTTCGCAACCGTAATCTATTGGAAGAAAACAACGATTTGGCGTTTCTTGCCGATCAGTACAAAGCCGAGCGCGACGCCCTGCAAGCCAAGCTGGACGAGCTGCAACGGCAGGAGCCGGTGGGGTTTGTAGCACCGCATGAAATAGAGAATTTGCGCGAAGGATACCCCGCAACAGCGGTCATGTTGCCGAGCAATAAGCGCACTGAGCCCCTCTACGCAGCACCCAAGGCGCTGGAGCCTTCAGCATGCTCAGATTTTGCCAAAGAATACTTGTCAGCATGGGATGACGGAATGGCTGGAGACAGCTATTTGCGCCGAATGGCAGAGGCTGCACTTAAATGTGATGGAATAACGAAAGGCACCCCATGACCAACGTAATCGAACTGGCAAAGCAGGCGGGGTGCCCCGAAGGTTTTATCGGCTCATTGATTCTTGAGCAAACCCATGTCGCATGGATTGAACGCTTCGCCAAGCTGGTGCGCAATGCAGCGCTGGAGGAAGCTGCGCAGAAGTGCAATGGGCGTCTAGGGGGAGCATTGCAAAGCAATGATTGGTGGGAAGGATTTAAGACAGCTCGACGCCAATGCGTTGGGATTCTCAACAGCCTCAAGGAGCCGACACCATGACCGAGCAAGAACAAAAAGCATTTGACCAGATGCGGGAGGCGCTGGAGGGAATGATGCGCTGGCAAGTGAAGAACGTGAAGGTGTGGAACAACCCCGCCTACGACATTGCGCATGAAGCCCTCACCGCAGCCAATGCCGTATCACATCCGAAACCGGAAACAACCCCATCACCAGAGGGCTGGGCTATCACATCCGAATCCGCAGCCAATGCCGTGAGCCACCCCCAAGCCACCGAGACATCACCACAGAAGCTGATTGCATTGGCGCTGGAGGGCATGGAACTGCACGACTTCAATGCGCCGGAGTACAAAATCAGCGCGGAGCTTTTGCGACTCAACAAAGCGCTTTCAGGGCAAGCAGCAGCACCGGAGGCACATCATGGCAAGTGATGGCGGCAAAGGTAGCGCCCAACGCCCAACAGACGCCGAAGCCTTCGCAAAAGGCTGGGAGGCAGTGTTTGGCAAGAAGCCTAGCGAGGAATTGCAGCAGGCTTATGAGAAACAGAAGGAGGAAAAGAATGGACGTTAAACAAGCCGCCGAGCAGTTGGGAGTGTCTCGGGCGATGGTCTACAAACTAGCCGCCCCACATGGCCCCATTCCCTGCACCCGTATTGGAACGCGCATAATTTTCGATCAATCAGACATCGCGGAGTACAAAACACAATGCCGATATACCGAGATAAAAAGCGCGGTGCGTTCGTCTTTGAGTTCGACCGTACGATTGAAGGCAAACGAATCCGCACTGTTAAAGCACTTCCAAAGACTTGGAATCAAGCCCAAGCTGATGCCTACGACCGGCAACAGTCAGCCAAACTTTATGCAGTCGCAACCAGCATAGAGCGCCAAACCTTCACGATTGACGAAGCGGTAGAGCGATACCTGGTTGAACGTGCGCCGCGCCTGAAGTCTGGAAAGACCGTGACAGAGGAATTGGCCCGACTGCTACCAATCTACCAAGGCAGGCCAATCAGCGCCTTGGCGGACGTTTGCAAGGCTTACAGGCTCACTGCCAAGCGGGAAGACGGTAAACCCCTTGCAGATGCCTCTATCCGCATCAGAATCCGCTACCTTACTGCCGCTTGTCGCTGGGGGTGGAAGCATCACAACATGTGCGAGGCAGACCCCGCCGCCAAGGTTGTGGTGCCCCAAGTAAACAACGCACGGCATGAGTACGCCAGCCGTGCGGAAATGCTATCTATTGCCAAGCAGTGCACCAACAAAATGGCACGAATGGCTATCAGGATTGCGTTTTATTCGGGAATGCGCCTGAGTGAGATTCTTAGGGCTGAAGTGGCTGGCACGGCTTGGGTATTGCGCGATACAAAGAACGGAAACCCTCGGATAGTGCCGATACACCCTAGGGTCGCAGTCTGTGCGCGTAGATTCAAGAAGCTGCCCAAGATCACCATACAAACCAACTTCAACCGAGCCAAGGTAAGGGCAAAGCTCACCCGCTTTACCTTCCATGACATGCGGCACAGCAGCGCGTCTGAAATGGCGAATAACGGGGTTGACTTGTACACGGTGGGAGCGGTTCTAGGCCACAAAGACCAGCGCAGCACCCAGCGATATGCACACATTGCCAAGGCAACGCTTGAAGTAGCAGTCTTAAAGATTGGAAGGAAAGTTGGATGATTTATTTCGACAAAACAAGAGAAAGATGGATGGTCGAAGTTGATAGGCGCGTAGACGTGAACGGCAAGCCAAAGAGGCTGCGCAAAGTTAAAACTCTACCCGCAGGCACCACAGAAGAAGCGGCTATGAAGCTGGGAGCTGCATACGAGGCGGATATTTACGAGAAGCATCAGACCATCAAAGGCAGCGACGGATGGGATGATTACATTGATTCCATGCTGGAAGATCGTCAATCATGGATTTACAAGACATTGGCAAGTTGCAGGCACAGGTCTGAAAACCTTGGAAGAGAGTTTCACCTAACCCATTTACAGCTTGCAGCAAAGATGCGAGAGACAAAAGGAAGATGCGAGGTTACCGGCCTACTGTTTACCAAAAACAAAACAGATACAAGAGCAAGGCAACGACCATTCATCCATAGCGTAGACAGGATTGATTCATCCAAGGGCTATACGCCAAGCAACATCAGAATAGTTTGTTTCTCAGTGAATATGGCTATGTCGAATTGGGGAGAACAAGTGTTTTCTGAGATAGCTGTGGGCTACGTCCTAAACAAGTTCGGCTCAATGAAGCAATTAGCCTCAGGCTTTTAACCGTCAGAAAAACCCCAAGCGGATTTTTCATAATGCAACATGCTATCTTTTAAATAGCACGAAACATAGATGCAAATTGGCGGAGAAGGAGGGATTCGAACCCTCGGTACCTTTCGGTACGCTTGATTTCGAGTGAGGCATAGAACCCACCAACTACGCCGGAACCCGCATGGATATTAGGCCTATGTCGTTACATACAGTGCATGGATAAGCCGGTTTATATGCGTTTTGGCAAAAAATCCCCAGCCGCTACACTCACACAAAAGGAGCGCACATGAACGGAAACACGAAGATTTCAGACCTTACGGTTGACGAGTTTGTCAGCCTCATGCGGGAGATAAGGCAAGACCAGCTAGAAAGTAGCTCAGGCCGTAGGCACGTATTTCCTTGGCAGCAAGCTGGATATGGTCATCCTCAAGGTTGCGATTGCAATCCATGCTGCTCGCGCCGCGCCCATGAACGAGATGCGGCAATGGCTGGCAATGTTTCAGGCATGTTTCGCCGTTAATTTAAGACCCCATAAGAACAAAAGCGCCTATTTATTGAGCAAATCAAGCAGATTTGATTCTATGGGAGCAATAAATTTGCAGCTTTTGAATAGCTTGCTGAATAGTGTCGTGAATAGGATTAAGCCTCAATCATCCCCACATCGCAGCGATGCCGCTCAATCTCTCCGTGTTCAATGTGGTGAGTGATGCACTGCATATCGCGCCCTGCTCTGTAGCCGTGCCCCGCTGCATATGCGTCTTTAGCCGCTAGGGTGCGGAACGACTCACACACAACGCCGGGAAACTCTTTCACGCTTTTATGGTGAACGTGTCCGGTGTACCAGTAGCGGTGTTTAGTGCGCCCCCATGCTTGCGCCTTGTCGCATGCCATCACACCTAGGAGCGCCTCATGCTTCACCGTGTCGCCGTGGGTTGCGCCAATCAGCACATTTCCAAATTCGTGAAACCAGAATTTAGAGGGTGACAGGTCAACCGTTACCCGAGGGTTATCCGCAAAATACGCCTGAATGGTGAAGGCCAGCGCCCACACTGCCTGCGGGTCGTGGTTGCCAGAGACAAACCGGACAATTACCTTCTGGTGCTTTTCCAGCGCCTTGATGACTGCATACCGGTAGGTTTCAATCCCAATGCCCAGCACCTTCACAAAGCGCGAATCAACATCAAGCTGGTGCTTGTGTCCTGGCGTTACGTTGCTTTGGTCGTTGGCGTGGAAAACGTCACCTAGAGGCAGAATGATGCAGGTTTCAGCATTTGGAGCCGCCGCCATCAAGCGATCAACCGCGCCAAGGGTCAACCTTCTGGCAATCTCGCTATCAAAATCATCACCCGACTCAGCCGCCCATGCGTACAGGCCGTGACGTGGGTCGCCCATAGGAATCACGTTCAGCAGCTTGGAACTCGTACCCTCTGGGGGTATGACCGTACCCAATTTGGGAACGTCTCGGCACATGGCTTCAATCATTTCCCGCATCATCTCTGCCTGTCTCTCAGCGTCTGCCGATGACTTCACCCACTGGCCTACTGCTTTCCCCTCTTCGTTGTAGTACGTTGAAACGCCCTTTACCTTGAAGCCATCAGGCACGGTGTGAACCATGTCATGCTCGGGGCTGTAGCCTTGCAGGGCTGCGCGCTTCTTCAGTCGTGCAAGCGCTTCCTGCATGCCGCTACGTGCGACTCCAAGCCCTTTTGCAGCCTTGCGGGTGCTTCCGTACTTCTCCAGAGCCTCGATGTAGTCAAGCTCGCGCTGGGTTGCGTACTGGATCAGGTCTTTGTAATTCATTGGTTCACCTGTGAAAGCAGCTTCTCGAGCACCACGATTGCGCTGTGCTCGAGCGAATCAATCGCAGATTCATCGCGCTGCATTGCCGACTGAATGAGAGGCTTCAGGAATATGTGTAGGACTTCGTGCAGAGCGGTTTCTCGCAAGGTCTTAGAGTTGATTGGCATGTTTCCCCAATCTTTCCCAAGGCTCCACACTGCTAGGCGGTCCTCAAGAGAGACGCCAACTTCAGCCATTGCGCCCTTGCTGGCTGGCTTTCCGCTGGGTTCTATGCGCCAGTCTCTCAGGTTGAGCAGGTTCTGAAACTCAGCGATGTATAGCGCGAACTCTTCTGTGTGTTCGGGGGTTGTCTTCATACGCCCACACCGCAGAAGTTAACGGGGAGAACAAACTTGTATAGCCCTGCCTCATGCGCTGCAACTGCTATCAGAATGTTTCCGTGTTTGTCGCACATGGCACCGACTTCTACGGGAGGCGTCTGGGCTGTAGCTGATGCGGCTACCAATGAAGCCAGAATGAGTACGTTGCGCATAAATCCCCCTATCGGGTTAGGTTTTCGATGGTCGCGTCTTTCGCCTTGCTTGTTCGGGTGCTGCCAAATTCAAAGTTGTAGATGTTGTCCAGATAGCCCAGAAAGCGACCTAGTACGAGGGTGAAAATGCCCTTCATGTACTCATTGATAGACGGGTCTTTCCATACCAACCAGACCAGCGCGGCAATCATTGCCACCGCTAGGAAAAACATCACATCGGCACGGTAGTTGCGTGTGCCTGAGCTGATAAACACGGCATCGCGCTTGCGAGCGTCTGCACGGTCTGCCAGATATGCCTTGTCTAAGTCGGCCTCTTGAGAAATCACGGATTGACGGAACTGCAAGACAAGTGCGGGGTCTGCCTTGAGTGCATCTAGGGCGTCGGAACCTTTGCGCCCCGTTACCGTCTCGGCAATTTCAACCACTGCACCGGCTGCGTCTGCCGCCTTGTCGCTGCCCGTTATCCATTTGATGATTTGGGGGGCGAACTGAGCAAGGCTGAAAGCTATAGAAATCGGGTCCATTTAAATCCCCTTCATCTGGTCAGCAATACGACGCGCCCACCCCCTGCCGAAGGTGTCCCATGTGGATAGCTTGGTCATGAATTCCAGACGCTGCGCGAGGTAGCGAGTTGCTACAGATTCAGCATCTACTCGTTGGACAGCCGCCAAAGTGAGGGGGCCTAGAACACCGTCATCTGCGAGATTGACCGCACGTTGCAGGAACCGGATTGCTTGACCAATGCCACTGTTTACGGCTGCGTCAAAAAGCAGGTAAGCGAGTTGCGGGGGTAGCTTGTCGCATTGCGCTCTGTCCCAATAATCCCGCTTGTAAATGGCTTTGGCTGCGTCTAGCGTCAGGTTCTTGATATCGACTTGCGGGTAAGCGCGCTTGGATATGCCGAACTTCGTTTCGCCGCCAGGGTCGCGTGGGTCGTTTACATAGCCGCCCTCATGGGATATCAGCTTGTCAAAACACTGGTCAAACCAAGTCATTTGTCAGCCTTCTTGTCCAGCTTGTCGGAGATTTCGCGGAACATCTGGCGAATCTCAGCGGCAAAGTCTTTGAAGTCATCGCGTCGGGTGTAATCCTTGGCGATTTCCTCCCGCAGTGCCGAGAGGTCAGCCTGCAAGCCCTTTACAGCGTCCCAGAGTTGACGAGCAAACCAGCCCATGATTGTTAGTACCGTGCCTGCGGCTATGTTGATGAGGTCTTGGTAGTTCATGCCTGCGGCCCCTTCCAAGTCACATATGCATTGCCTGCATCGTGCGTATCTGTGCCGCCTACCGTGTTCAAGCGAACAGAGGTAACCTCTGCACCCAAGTCAACTACGCCGCCGATCATGTTGGAGAAGCCCACCACGGGGTAAGCAGTGACGCCCGACACGCTCCACTTATTCAAACCATTTCCCATGCGCCTGAATGTCACGTTGCCGTAAATCGCAGCAGCACCACCGGCAGAGCCGTAAGCGATACCGGTAGACACAGAGCTTTGACCGCCTGAGCCGCCTGTCTGATAGGTCATGTTCTGGTTGTAGCCACTTACGACATAACCGCCAGAGGTTCCGGCCTGAATCAGGGTTACTGAACTGCCATTAGTAGAGACGCCATCCAGATGAACCGTGAACTCACTCACGCCTGCGGGAATCGATGTGCTTAGTACAACCGTTGTGCCGCTGGTTGTAGCCACTGCACCCGAACCGAGAATTGCAGCCTGCGGGAAAACTGGCTGATTGCTGAAGGTTTTGACGCCTGCGATAGTCTGCGCACCAGTCAGCAAGACAGCGCCACCAGTTGAGCCGGTGCCACCCTGAGCAGCACTCAATGGAGTTGTTAAGCCACCCAGAGAAGTAATGTCGATGTTTGCACCTGATGCGGCATAACTGCCAACCGGCTGATAAAGCCCAGCAAGTGCAGCCTTGATGTTTGCCCAAGTGATCTTCTTCAGGATGTTTGACGCCGCGCTGTCGTTCATTGGGAAGAAATCAGCGTCTACAAGGGTAGTTTTGGCGGTAGCTGCTGCTACGTGGTCGCCATCTCGTACTTGAGCGATAAAAGACGCATGAGCGCGTTGTGTGTCGTCTAGTCCAGAGGGGCTATCTGTGCCCTGCGGGAAGTTGGAGCCTGCCGTTTTTGACAGGTCGTTAATGGTCGTGGGCAGTGGCATGATTCCTCCGGCGCTATCTCAGCGTTGGGTTGAATTGTCAGAATTGGTAAAGCGTCTTAAGATGTGAACATGGATTACCGAGATTGGGGCCATTTACTTCGCCCGTTTACTTCATTCCTCATCCTGGCTGCAATCTGCATTCCAGTTCGCATAGCAATGCGCTACTTCCCCGAAGGGAAGTTAAAGCGGTTCCTACTCAGAAAACTGTAAAAGAGGAGCGGAGCCAGCCAGCAAGCCTTGATAAACTGGTGCGCCTTTTTCAAGGAATGCGCCGGTTTTACGGGCTAGTGCTGTGGGCTGCGCTTTCTTAATCAACACTGAGGCATATGCGGGGTCCAGCAATCCCTTGAGCAGGGTATCGTTTAGCCGCTCCTCGGATGACTTCAGCGCCCACGATGCAGGCCGAGAAAGCACCGTCTCAGCCAACGCACCCTGCGCCCAAGATTGGGGAACACCCAGAGGGCCAGAGATACGCGAAAGAATGTCATCGCCTATCAAGTTGCGCGCAGTGGTGGAGCCTGCCATACGTGGGCGCATAGCATTGGCTTGACTCTCAGCAGTTTTGCGAATGTCCTCAAGCAGCTTCATGTCATCTGGCGACATGATTTCCCCCAAGGTAGTGCGCTTCATGCCTGTGGCAGTCTTTACCGAGCGTTCAGCACCTTTGTTCAAGGTAGAAGCGTATTTCTCTGCGTACAACTTCGGGTCTCCATTGAAGTCACGCAGCGCACTGGTTGTATCTTCTTTCAGCGCCCGAGCAGTCTGCATGCGATTCGGCTCACGCGACAAACGTGCATAGATACGGTCTGCGCGGGTCATGTCGGGGACAATTTCACGCATCACGCCATCAAGCTCAGACGACAGGTTCCCATAGATTCGCGCAGCGTTTGACTTTGGAGCAGCAGAAAGCGCCATGTCGTCAATTTGTTGCTTGAGGTATTTCAACCCCTGCGGACTGCCCAAGTCGTTGATTGCAATGCCATCATCCAATGCCATCGCTTTTGCCTTCTCTGCGGCTTCTTTGATGGAGGGACGAGATAGCAAGCTATCGATCTTTGGACGGATAGCTTCAGCGGCTTGTTGATCTACACCAGCATTGCGCGCCCTGTCATAGGCAGAGTCGCCTATTGCCTTGCGACGAGCCAGCGCATTGTTAAGCTGCGCATCAGTGCCGCCCAAGCCTTCAAGAGCTGCAATCCGTGCAGCGTTGTTGTCCGCATAGCGATTAGCCAGCAATACCCGAGGGTCACGGCTTTGCAGGATGTTTTGCAGGTTGGCAACACCTAGATCACCTGTTGACTCGGCCAGTGTGGGGAAAGTCCCAGACAAGGTGCGGCCACCAGATGCGCCTGCCAACTTAGCGGGGTCACTGGCAAAGCGATTCAGGACACGGCCTGCAATGCGTTCTTGGCCTGCCGATGTGAGCGGGTCAACCAATGCGCGACCCGTCTTAAACGTAGCAACACCAGCAGGAACGGCACCATTCAGCACCGCACCGCGCACCATGTTACCGGCGCGAGATTCCCCCTCACCTACCGGCTGCAAGCCTTCGTAGCCCGCACCGGTCAGCATTGAGCCAAGTACAGTATTGCCGCCTGGAACCATTGCCGCCGCTGCCATAGGTGCAGCCATACCCGCACCACTACCCAGCTTTCCAGCCATTGAGGAATTCAGCCCTGCCATGCTGTCTTTCCAGTCCTGCACCTCTCCTGGCTGGTTCTGGTTAAAAATCCCCTTAACACCAAGCTCCAATGCCTTCGGCAATGCGCCACCAAAAGCGGCTAGAAAGTTGGTGCCGCCGCCATCCTCAGAGGCTGCGCGCTTGTACTTCTCTGTGCCGTCTTGAGCTTTTACGTTCTTTGCAAAGTTGGCTTTTGCGTAGCCAATGATCTCGGCTTGCGTTGCTCCCTCTGGGTGCTGGATTTCAATAACTTCGCCACTAGGGGCGCGGACTTTAGTGGTCGCCATTATTTATTCTCCAATGATTCCCCACCCATCATTCTCTTGGGTAGCAAAGATGTTGTCTGGGCTGAGGTTGTACATCCGAGCATTCTTTGCCGTGCGGCTCTGCTTCTCAGCAATCCGCTTGCGCGCAATGTCTGCCATTGATGCCGTAAGCGTTTCCATTTCCTTACGCTGCTTAGGCGCAAGTTGCTCACCGGTCAAAGCCTTGTTAAACAGCGCTGTGACGTAATCCAAGCCACCGGCAGTTTTCACAATAGCGGCATAGTCTGCCTCTCGCACTGCACCCTCTGGGTCTAGCGACTTAGCGAACTTATAGATTGCAGCTTGGTCTTTTAGAGCGCCGCCTTGCTTCAAGAGGTTGGCAATATCTTGGGATGTTTTGACAATCTCTGAATCTGTCTTTGTTGCAGCCTCATAGTCGCCACGGAGCTTGCCTTCCATTTCAAAGCGGTCTTTTGGTTTCAGTCCAAGGTTGTCGCCTAGGTTGTTGACTACGCTAGAAGCGCCTGCGCGCTTTTGAGACAGTTGGAACTGTTCAAATGACCCTTTGTAGCCCTGCTCCTTGGCATACTCATATTCAAGAATCGCCGCTGGTTTAGAAGCGGGCTTCTCTGGAGCTGTAAACACCGGTTTAACGCCTTCATTTCCGATTTGAACAAGGTTGTTCCCCACCACCTTGTAATCAGCCGCTTTAGGCGCAAGACGCTGCGACCATTCAAAGCCCTGCAATGGGTCAACACGGGATAGCTCTTGAGAGAATCCCTTGTAATCAAATCCAGCAGGCTGTGCAGGTCGTCCAGCACTAGGAAGAATGCCGCTCTTTAGGAAGTCGGGGAGCATTGCATCGCCTTGGATAGCCGGAAGTGCAGGAGCCGATGGCGTTGCATATTTTCTAGCCAGTTCCTCCATTTGCTTCTGCTTTGCAGCCTGAGCCTGCATCTGTTCAAGCTGAAGCTGCTGCGATTGCATCTGCATGTCTCGGGCGCGTTTAGCCTGCTCTGCCTCTGCCATTTGCTGCTGGCGATCAAGCGCACCGCTATAGCCTTGCATGCCTGCCAAACCAGCGCGGCCTAGTGAGTTGATAGGCGCACCGCTACGGGCACCAGCCAAGCCGCCAAAAGCAGCAGCCAGCAAGCCCTGCCCTTCTGGAGTCTTTGCGAATTCTCCGAAACCGTCGAGTAGTCCGGCCATGTTTAACCCCACATAGATTTACGTTGCAGCCGTGCTTGGTCTTGTGGACTGAGCTGCATGCCTTGCTGATAGAGCTGGAGCAATGTTTGTGCGCCTGCGGGGTTGCCTTGTGCAACTTGTGGAGCCTGAATGGGTTGGCTTCCACCGTCACCAAGCAAGCCCTTAACCTGACTTGCAGCACCAGCCGCTTCCATGTATGGCTTCATTGAACCCATAGCGCCTTTCATGCCACCCAAAAGGCCACCAGAGGCAGCAGGAGTCGCAGAGGAAGCGCCATAACCCGCAGTGCCTACCGCAGAGTCAATAAGCGCCGGATTGGTTGCGCCAGCAGCGCCACCAGTGCTGTAGATTGCCGCCAATGTTCCTGCGGTTTTTACGCCATCCTCTAGCGCTTGTGTAGGGCTTTTCCCGCTCAAAATATCAGGGATAAATCCAAATGGTGACCAGCCTTTCATCATTTGCCGCCTCCAGACTGTGTAGTAGTGGATGAACCTGTTGCACCAGAAGAACCCAACAAACCGGAGTAAGCCGCCATTTGCTTGTAGGGCAGGTTTTGCTGGTCTTGGAACTGCTGATAGTTGAAGTCCAGACCTTGCTGGGCTGCGTCTTGCTGGGTTTGACCAGCCTTCATCAGTTGGGCAGCGTCGGTGTAGCTCTGGTTTCCGTAGCTCTGAGCCATGCCCAATGCAGACATTTGATTTGCTCTGTCTGTGTTGTAGGCGTTGCCGTACATCTGGGTTGCGATGTCACCCATCTGTTTAGCGCCGGTTTCAGCAATGCCAGAGTTACCAAAGGAGCCGGAGCGTGCGTCCTGCGCGTTCATGTTGCCGACAACGCTTTGTTGCGCCTTCTGCACCATAGAATCGAGGTAAGGGTTTGTTTGACCGCCTTGGAGCGTGCTAATCAGGGTTTGATTGGCTGCGTCCATCACCGGACTGCCATTCGTAGCCCGTTGCGTAATCATGTCTAAACCGGTGTTTTGAGTGCTGTTCAGGTCTGCAAAACGTTGGCCTGTATAGGGCGTGTAGCCCGACTCTTGCACGCCTTTGGCTGCTTGAGTTGCGTAGTCAATGAGCGGAGAGAACCGCGCATCAATCGAATTTTGTGTGGTGGATTGTCCACCGCCGCCGCCACCTGCCATGTTAAGCCTCCGCCTCTAAGATGCTGTAAACCGGCTGAAAACCGGCTTTCATACGATACAAACGCGCCTGCGCTTCTTTAGCTGCACAGCGCACCTTTGAGCATCCCAAGTCTCTTGCGAGGTGTTTGATTGCTTCAAAAAACTTCTCAAAGCCGCCGTTGTGAGCGACCAGATCAGTGATGAAAAGAACCCGCATGTTTGGGAGCTGGTCAACACGCACCACGCCCCATCCCACCGTCTTTTCGTCTATTGTCATTTCTAGTAAAGAGCGCTCACCCCGAGAGAGAATCATCTTGAGCTGGTCGCCGGTAATCTCGCCGCCCGAGGTATCGCAAGCCTCTGACAAGCACGATGCGCCACGCTTCCATGCCATGTCGATGTGTGTTGCAGGTACGGGAATGAGCTTCATCAGTTGCCTGTCAGTGTTCGCTGTTGCAGCCAAGTGCCAGGGGTTCCGGCTACGGTGCAAATCCATCCGTCAATCACGTACTTCGACCCCGCAGAGCCAAGCTCAGACGGAGCGTTGTTGCGTACCTTGTCGCCCTTGTTCCATGTGCCAGTTGTGGGGGCTGCTGCTCGGGCTGTGTAGTGAGCGCCGATACTCCCCTCAGACAAGGCATTCAGTTGGGCTGCAATTTCACGCAAGACGCGCAGCAGTTCAACGTCTGCGGCTAGGCGGTTTACGTTGATCTTCATACGTCACCCTCTGGCGTCAGAGAGGCGTCCACCGCTATCAATTCATAGTCGCCGGTAAACGTGAAGGCTGCACGGTGGAAACGTGCCGACTGCATCACATCAAATTTGCCATCAGTCATAGAGGCTGAAGGCCCAGCAGTGAGCGATTCACCGGCTTCAGCTTTGCCAAACACCTGCACGTTTGCTGTGGCTGGTTTGCGGTTTGGTGAGAATCTCAAGCGGATTTTGGAGAGAAATGTGTAACGGTCATCATCGCCAGCATCCCCAGTGGTAAAGCCTGACGATGTAGACACTCCGGTTAGCGTCTTGATTTGCTTGCTTTGGAACACCGACAAAGCACGGCCACCGGCTAACCAGTATTGAGAATCAAAACTGTATGCGCTCAGTCCGTCAATGGTTGCGGAGATCGTAGAGAGGTCGTCAATGGTTGCGCCCTGAGAAACGTAGTTCATGGCGGCTTCAATGGCAATGTCTACCAGTCCCCATTTCTTCGTTGCGAGGTGATAGACAAGCGCCTTGTCCAATGCGGTGCTGTTCTTGGACGCAAAGAACGTCCACACATGCCCGTTCTGCCGGTCATAGATGCATTGAATCTTTGAGCGCAGGATAGGACTGGAGTTATCAAAAAACCACTGTTTCACCTGTCCGGTGCCTACCGGTTGTGGGCGTGAACCGTCAAAAAGCCAGAAGGAATCCAGACCCACAAAGAAATGCGCGCCATCAATATCGCACCAAGCATCTTGACCAACGCAACCAGCACCAGCGATTGCGCGCCAATCCCAGACGGAGGGAGCGCCGACATACTGCCCGATGTGCAGGGCGCGCTCCTTGTAGGCGACTGCGTACTCACCAAGACGCCCACCGGCTGTAATTTGTCCTGGCGCATCTACCAAACGCCCACGCGCTGCCAGAGTCGTAACACTTGGCGTCCAATCTGTTTCATCAAACGCCGCGCAGCAGTGCCAGCCATCTTGTTTCACAGTTCCGTCATTGGTGTTCAGTGCCATGACCTGCGAGCCAACACTAAACACAATCTTTGCCTTGGGAGCCGTAGCAATAGACGAGAAAACGCCCGAAGTGTTGGAGCGCTGGATAGTGTCGGCAAGGTTTGCCGCAAGGGTGGAGTTACCGAACTGAGCAAAGGCCCAGCGGGTATCTACGCCGCCCGTATAGGTGCCGGTTGAAACGTCTGTCCAGCTTGAGCCAGAGAGTTCATAGAGCTTCGTTGTAGTCCCAGCAAACACTCGGCGCGTGTCGTCCAGCTTGCTAATGGTCGCAGCACCGATACATGTAGCAGCCAGCGCAGCAATTCCAGAGGGAATAGCGGGTGACTGTGCGCCCTTCATGCCCTTTTCAGTGGGTATGAGGTTGGTGCAGTCCGTAATCACACCGGCTACGGTGCTTTCTACGTCAGGGGTGAAGCCTAGGAGGTTTTGCATTAGCGCCTCGGCTTGATCTGCATAGAACCGGTGACAGGCTGTGCGCGTCGGTCTGCAAAGTTCTTGACGCTAGCCAACAAGGAAGGAATCTGGCCCGATAGCTTGGCAATCTCGCCCTCATTGCGCACATGCTTGGCACCTTCCAGAGCAGAGGCGTACAGATAGAGGTCTGATGCGTTGTCCAGCAGCCAATTAGTGGTTACAGAATCGCTCAGGGGCTGAACATCGGGGATGTAATAGAGCGTATAGGCTTGACCCGTAGAAGCGCCCCAGATGCGCAGCTTGTCGTTCTCCAAGGCGAAGGAGTCGGGCACGGACTTGGTAGGGCTCTCAGGCTGTGCCTTGTAGTCAAGGGAATACTCACGCCCAGACACACTCACAGCGATGCGCGACAAGGTGCCGAAGTCTGTAGGCAGGGTCGCATATTCGCCGGTAGTCGTGCCGGTTGCGATGACTTGCAGTTGCTTGATTTGCAACTCTCGGAACATGTACGCTTCTGCCAAGCTGATGAAGTTCGGCACAAGGCTGGTCAGGTCGGTTCGGTGCAGATATGCCGCGATGTTGGTTTTTAGTTCGCTGTAGGTCATTTCAAGCCTTCAGGAACTTGTCAAACGTCACGAATGCTTGGTTCTGACGCAGCCAGCCAAGGATTGCTTTCTCGCGTTCTTCGCGCCCTGCATGTTGGGCGTAGATCAGATTCAGCACCGGCATGGGAATGGTGCCGACTTTGCGGCCATCGCCCCAGCGTTGATCTGCCGTTGCGTTGCGCTCTGCTTTAGCGGCTTCAATCAATGGCTCGGCATCGTAGGTGAGTTTTGTCACCACTTGATCGCCTTCAAACGTCACGGCTTTATGCACTCCGTGGGCGTCGTAGCCTTCATTGACTGTGAATGATTCGATTGGCTCTGCCATCTTTGCTCCAGCGTTTCACAACGTTAAGAAATGGGAGGGGCATTGCACCCCACCGGAGTTTTACGGCCTCTAGCCGTTACCCATTAGGGAGTGAGGTCTGCGATCTTGCCCTGAGCTGCCGAGGCACGCACGGTCAGTGCGCAGTCAGCAGTAATCAGCACCTTGTCGCTGTCACCAGTCTTAGCCAAATCAGCGGTTTTGAAGCCGTCCAAGAAAGCCAAGTCCAGATAATCAGTGTTCAAAACGTAAGCGTTGGTTGCACCGACCATCAGGTAGTGAGGAACGATGGTCAAGGAGCCGAAGTCGGACACGTACACGTCAGCACCGCCAACCACTGCGCCCTGCTCCTTCTTGCCCTTCACTTCCCAACGGTTCTGAGCGATACCGGTGAAGCCGGAGAACAGCACCTTATGGGAAGGAGATACAACCACCATTTCAGCAAAAGCGCCGGAGTTGGTGTAGATGGACTGGCAAACAGTGTCCAACAGAGCCTTGGTGAAGGTGCGGGCTGTACCGGCTGTGGGAGCGGTAGTAGGAGCGCCAGAAGTCCAGGAAGCTGTAGAGCCGCCTACACCGTGGGAGGTGTTGACGTACAACTGAGTGCCCAGACCAGCGGATTGACCAGCTACAGAAGTAGTAGCAGCAACAGCGGCTTGCGAGGACAAGACCATTGCTTCAATGTCGCGCTTGAGTTCAAGCATCTTCTTGGCCTTCAGGTAAGCCAATTCAGCGCCGCGACCTGCTTTCTTCACGATGTTGGCACGACGAGAAACGCCGATAGTGCCGTTGAAGATTTGCAAGTGATTGCCCACACGGTCGGTAGGTGTCTGTGCCTGCAAAGTGGCGTCGTCACCGTCAATCATCTTGTTCGCAGCGTTAGCAGCGGCCAAGGCGTCGCGTTGCCATTCGTGGAAGTCGCTGATAGCGGTTGCGCGACCCATTGCGGAGGTCAGCGGGGTTTCAGTGGGCGAAGTGTTGAAGATTTTTTCAATCAGGTCTTCGCGGTTGCCTTTGAGGGAGGCTTTTTGATAGAGGTTGGTTGGAACTGCCATGATGAATGCTCCTTAGCGCAATAGCGCTGCTAGGTCGTTGAGTTTTGCCTTGCCTGAGCGGAACTTGTTTTCAATTGCTCGGTCTTTGGCGTCTTGTGCGGGTGCTGTCTGTCGTGTGGGAACCTTGGGCGCAGCGGATACCTTGGCGGTAACTGCTGGCTTTTGAGCCTTCAGCGCTTGATAGGCGGCTGCGTCTTTGAGAACGCGCACCATGCGGGGGTCATAGACAGTGTTCAGCTCGTCTGCCGTGAATCCGTAGAGCTTGTTTGCGCCCTCGTAAATCTTGGCTAGTGCTGGCTTGTCGATGCCATCCTTTTGCAGCTCTGTCCATGCACGCTCGTATTGCTGCTTCGTCGCCATTTGCTGGCGTTGAATCTGCTCATGTTCGGCGGCTTGTTTCTCTCCTGCAATCTGCTGGTCAAGCTGCTGGAGATACTTGGAAATAGCTTGCTGTCGCTGGGACTCGGCTACCCACTGTGCAGGGTCGGTTTGCGCAAGTTGCGCCATTTCCGCCTCTGTCTTGATGCCAGCCATTTGAACAACTGCCGCCCGTGTCACCTCGGCTTGTTGCAAGTAGTGGCTGCGCACCTCGTCGTGCTTGGTTTTCAGGAACTCAACCGCTTGAGACTCACGCTCGGCCAAAGCTTGGGTCTTGCGGGTGTAGTCAGCTTGGCGCTGATACCCTTTTACAAGTTCTGTCTCTGCTACTTCTTCAGTAACCTCTGTGCCATCCTCATTTTTGAGGGTGACTTTCACCTTACGCTCGGGTGCAGGCTCGGTGTCTTTTTCCGCTTCGGGTTCGTCATCTTCCGATGCTTCTTCCTCGGCTTCGTCCTGTCCGTCGTTTGCTTCTTCGCTCGTATCGGCTTCGTCGCCGGTGAGTTCATCAGCTAGTTGTTCAGCCCCTGTTTCTTCCGTGGATTCCTCTTCAGGAGTGTCCAGAAACGAGGCGAGTTCTCCCAATCCACCGGCTTCGGGTGCTGAGTCAGCGTGTCCGTCCATGCGAATGTCCTTCAGTCAAATCCCCACCCTCTGGCACTGAGTGGAGGTGCAGCGTCTCTCGACGGTTGCGATATGGCTAAGTGCCTAGCCTACAAACCTGCGCTTTGCCCGTTGCAGGGCGTTTTCATCGCGCAATGTGTCCAGTTCAATGCGGTGCTGTGCGAGCTTTCCGCGCTCAATCAACCCCGACAAAATGCTCTCAAACTTGTCTGTGATCTTTGCCAACTGAAGCAGCAAGAGCTGCCCTTCCTTATCGCGGATAGGGCAATCCTTCCACTGAGTTACAACCCCTTCACGCAATAGCTGCATGGCCTCTTTGAATGCTGGGTTGTCCAGCACTTCGGAGGCGTTGCGGCCTTGCGCTACTTCTTGGCGATCATTCATGTGCGCAATTGTCAGAATTGGTAAAGCGGCATGAGCTGGCTGGCATCAGACCGCTGCCAAGCTCCAAGCCCAGAGGCAGCCTAGGAGCCAGAGGATGGCGAGGGTCATCAGAAAATGCCTAACTGCTTGCCTATATTTCTAACAATTCGCATGGCGCCATAAGTCTCGCCAGCAGCGGTAAAGTGAGTTCCATCAGAAATCATTGATGCACTATTTCCAGCGGTAACCCAGACGCCATCTGAATCCGTAGAGCAAGGCACGAACCACATCAGGTTATCTTTCACCTGATTAAAGCCAGCTAGTGCAGCAGTCTCGGCTTGTGTCTGCGTCAATACACTTGAGCCAGCGGTAGAGTTGTAAGCACCAATCACAAAAATTGGCTTACCTGGTAGGGCTGCTCTTACTTGCCCCAAAACTGATGCAACTGCGGCGGTGACAGAGGAAGCACTAGAGGCCACGTCATTTGTTACGCCGGAAACAAAAGCAACATCAAAAGGCTGCGCAGTCAAGTCGGCAAGTCGCGCCGCATCACTAAATTTGTAGTTGCCACCGCCATCCACCGTATAGCCTGTGCCTCCTACCCCAGACATGGTGTACTCAATGCCCATGATGTCCATTGCTTGAGCCAACGCTGCGGTGTGCGGCGAGCGATTGGCACCAAACGCACTGAAGCTGTCGCCATAAGCAATGCCCCGAATGCGGTCACCCTCGAAAGGCTCCCAAATTGCCCCCGAATCTATGGACAAAATGCTTGCTACAGCAGGGCCATCCCATTCAATCTTGACTTTCTTACCAAACCCGGCGTCATAGGTTGAAAGATCAATAGAAATCTGCCTGAACACGCCAACTGCGCCAAAGGCCGCAAGTGTGCGAGTTTTTACAAACGCGCCATCCACGCGAACACGGAACTTTGCAGCATAAGCACCACCGCCAACATAAATTTTGAGGCGCACATTGTTTGCCGTTGTCACAAACTCAATGCCGGGAGCAGTTTGATAAACACCCGTTACACCCACGTTTGATGCGGTTTGAATTGACGATGCTTTTATTTCGGCATTAGCAGGAACACTACCCGCAAGAACGCCACCAGTTAAGCGGAAAAGGCCAGTCCCCGCGCTTGCGCGAATGGTGTAAGCGGTAGCAAGATCAGCCGCCCACGCAGCTTCAGCAACCGTTGGGGTTGCCAATACTGGCGAAGTGATTGGGTTGGATTGCTGGCCTGCAACAATTTTGCGTTTGAGCCAAGTGTTTACTTGCGCACCATCCCCACCCACAATCCCATTAACCTTTCCCGTTGAGTCGGTGGAAACTCGCGCCACCGTATCCGTATCGATCACCGGCACAGTACCGCTATCAAAATCAATTTCACTTGAGACGCTAGAAGCAAGCAGCACAGTGACAGCAGCCGCATAGGGGCCATAAGTGCCACCAGTCGCAGCAGTTGCGATGGTCGTGCCACGCACAGAGCCAGCAGTGCCGGTGAGCGTATAGGTTCCAGAAACTGCTACAGCCTTCAGCGTTTCGCCTGCTTGCAGATTGATGGCGATTGATGCGCCGTTACGGATTGTTTGAGTGCTCATAACTCCCCCTAGATATGGAAATTTTCAGTATTGGTAAAGGTCAGGACATGAGCAACAGCTCTATATCCTCGTCGTCTTGCATCTGGAGAATCAATGCACGAACCCGCATCAATTCATCAAAGTTCTGGAGTTCCATCAAGCGCGGAACGTCTAGATTCACCTGATAGCGGCTTGCCAAGGTAGGCAGCGACTCAATGTCAACCACCTCAAGCGGTTTGGCTGCTCTCTGTACCTTGCGAGCAATGCGCCTGCGTTTAGAGCTGGTCTGGGCTTTCTCTATGGCCTCTTGAGCCGCATCGTCAGCCTCAATCCATGAGTCAGCCTCTTGAGCCGTGTTGAACAGGTACAGACGCCCACGCCTGCGCACGTAATAGCGCTTAGGCTCTATTACTACCTCACCGGATGGCGTAGCTACTACGGGAGGCTCTACGACTCCCGAGGTGTCTAGCAGTGAGCGAAGTAGGAGCAGCATCAGTTAGGCAAGTAGATGTACTGAATGGCAGTGATGGTGAAGCTCGGAGTAGTGCCGCCGATAGTCCACACCACTCGCCAAGTGCGAGGAATCACCATGCTTGCTGTTGCTGTCGTTCCGGTAGTGGCTACACCTGCTGTAGTGGCGATACCAGGATAAATCATGATGCCGTACTGCCCCGTAGCGGTCAGCGTTGCAGTGGTCGCGCCGGGTACGTCATACCAAGTAGTGCCAGCATCTGTAGAACCCTGCACCTTGATGACACATGTAGGCGTTGTGCCGCTCACCGCACCCATGTTGACAACGATCTGCACACCTTTGTTACCCACGTTGGTGATAGTTGCGCCGTTACCTGTTGCGGTCTTTGCGCCAGTGTCACCAGTGGTCAAGGCTGTGGACATGCCACGCTGCCTATCCCATGAGGTGCCGTTAAACACCAGATTGGTAGCGTCCACCTTGGTAACTGTCGGGTTTGCCAAGGCATCAGCAGATGCAGCCGCCGTTGGGTAGCCTGTAACCGCAGTGGTAGTCTGCATGTTGGCAGCGGTAGGACTTGCCACCAACTGCACCGCGCTCGTCCATGAGTCTGTACTGAAGCGAGAGAACGCACGGATAGAACCGCCTGTAATCGTCGTAGCAATACGGAGGCGAACAAAGGAACAGCGGATAGGGAAGCTGTAAACAATCGCAGACGCCGTGGCAGTGATTGCCGCAGTGATAGGCACACCAGTCACCAGCGCAGCGTTAAACACCGGCAAAGCTGCCCAGTTCACGCCATCATTTGACTGCTCAAAGATGAACGTTCCAGCCGTACCCGTAGAAACCACCTGAACCGATGCAGCACGGTAACCCGAAACATCAATGGGCGCGGTTCCCGCTGTTGTGGTCAGAATGTTGTTGACAACGGCTGTCTGTGCTGCTTGACCTGCAATGACAAGGGGCAGCTCAGTGGTTGGCAAGGCTCCAGAGCTATCAGCGGGGAGCATGTCGCCATAGGCCGTATTGACGTTAAATGTGGTAGTCGTGGACGCGCCTACGTTCTGAGCCGTGACCCGCACATAGTTACCGTTCAGCGGCATGGAGCGAGCAAAGCCAGTGCCAGCAGCCACGTTAAAGACGATGTTCGGAGCTGCGCGAGTTCCTGCCAAGTCAATAAACTGCTGAACCGTCAAGATCATGTCTTGGTCGCTGGTCATCAGCAAGGAGATGCTTGGCTGGTCTAGAGCGGTCTCGATAACTCCGGTAAACGTCGCTCCAGCGGCCAACTGTGTTGTGCTGCTGTTATTCGTGCTGAACAAAAACACCGTGGCGTTCTTGCTGGTCGGCATGTTGCCAACTACCGGAACGGACAAGCCATCCCCGCCAAAATCCAGCTTCACCCGCTGAAAGTGCGTTCCTGCTACGTCATCAGTAGCGACAACATCGCCACCAGTGCCAGGGTTCAGGGTCACGTTGTCACTCATTAAGCAACTCCTTGGGCGCGGCCTTGCGCGTCACGAATGATCTGTTTGGGTCGTGCCATCGTCTCTGCCATCTGGCTGATGGCTTGGATGGTTTCAGCATGCATCTGTGCAAGCTGGTCGATAGGATTGGGCTTGCCGAGTGCTTCAGCGTCTCCAAGCTCTGCCATCAGTTCATCACCGCTCTGCTCTGTGCCGATTTGGGCAATGCGCAGCTTCACTCGGGCGTCTAGTTCGGCCTTTTTCCACTCCATTGCCATACGTTCGCGCTCTAAATACTGCTCAAACTCAGCCTTTTGGCGCTCGCGTTCGCTGTCTCGGGCATCGTTAGCTGCTTGCAGTTCAAGGTTTGCCTGCACCTCTTGCAGCTTGGCTTGAGCGCGCATCTGCTCGATCTCTTTGTTGGCTGCGAGTTGGGCCTGAGTCTTTTGAACGTCGGCCTGCATCTTGGCTTGCTCTGCCAATAGTGCGGGGTCAGGCTTGGGAGGCTGAGGAGGCAGCTTGCTTGGGTCTTGGACGAAGTTCTGCACATCCTTAAAGCCAGCGTTCTCGATGATCTTGGCCGAGGTGTGATACAGGTGTTTAGGAGTAGTCAGACCCAGAGCCATACCAGCCTGCTGAAGCTGGAGAATCATGGTCAGCATCTGGCCTTGCTGCACTTTGTCGCCAGTGCCAAGACCTACGTTGATGGTCATATCGTACTGATCGCGCCATTCTTGCGGGTCGTACTCTACGAACTCGTCACGCAGCTTGAACGACAGCTTTTGCATGTCGCCATCGGTCAAGAGCTTCAAGATGCCTTGGAATATCGGCTTAACCAGCGTCTCAGCGAAGATGCGCGCTATCAATTCGATGCGCTGCATGCTGGCTGATTGGTCGATCTGACGCCCTGTAGCCGTGTTGTTCAGCGAATCAGGGTTCATACCCATCGATGTGCGAGATACACCAGTGCGGTTCTCCCTCATGCCCTGCACATACTCCAGCATTGGCATGGCAGCAGCACCGGCAAAGCTGGTTACTTCCTCTGTCACAGCGTCCACGGAGCGCATGCGCACAATGCCACCGATACGACTATCAAGCAGGTCGTCCAAGTTCGCCATTGGCGTACCTGATGCGTCTGTTAGCAGCTTCTTGCGGGGGTTTGTGGTCAGCTTGAGGTTGTCCAGCGTACCGCGCAGAATCTCGGTGTGCAGCTTCTGAATATCACGCACCAAGTCGGCAATGCTCATGCCATCCCAGCGGTGCGGGTTCAGGATTGGGCTAGTCGTAGCGATAGGAACGTGAGAGCAAATCTCCTTGCTCAGAATCTTGTCGCGCAGTCGGTAAACGCACACACGTTCTGCGATTCCGTCGCCATCAATGTCAGCCAGGATGTACTCAATGCGCAACCAGCCATAAGCCAAGTCGTCGGCATCGTCTGAGTCTTCGTTGTTGATGAAGGTGTTGGACTCCAAGCGGTCAACCGTCATCAATCGATCTTCTGTAGCGTCTGCATCTACGTCAGAGGCTTTCAGTTCTTCCTGAGTAGCTTTCAGGCCCATGGCCTTCAACTCACTGGAACTGACATACATCAGCCGCGCCACATAAGGGCAGTCCTGCAATAGCGGTGAGTGCCAGTCGCGCTCAATCAGCAAGTGAGCAGGATTGAACGCCTCTACCTTGCAGATGGTGCGGCTCTCGGTCTTTTTGATGCGGCCTGAGTAGTGCGTAACAGGCTGAAGAATGACGCCACCCACACCATCAGGCATCGGGTTCATCAGTGGCTGGCCATCCTCACCTATAGCAGGCTCTGGGTTGGCTGATTCGATCTCGCCACCCTCTTGCAGCAGCATGGCAAGCATTTCCTCGCTAGCGCCCTTGAATGGCAGCGAGTTGACTACTTCCTGCGTCTCTTTGCGCCAGTGAACGGCACAGTTCTTGATGGTGAGCGCGTCCTTGATGGCTGTGTAAAGCACCAAGAAGCCGTTGTTCTGCTTAAACAGAACGTAATTGCAGGCGTCAGTAGCTTGTTCAGCACCTTTAACGTCATTGGCTGTCGTCGGCTCAAACTCTACAGCCTTGTCAGTGCTGGTGAAGGTGTTGAGTAGCTGAGGGAGAATCCACTCCACCGAGTCTTGAACATCACTAGAGACAACATCGCTCCAGCCCTCTTGCTCAGTGCCATACGGAAGCCGGTGATATTCCCGCATGGACAATTCACGCTCTTGGCCCAATTGACCATGAACATAGTGACCTGCGGCATTTTCCTTGCGCTGCAATAGCTCTAGCAGCTCTTCGTCGTCCATCTTTTCAGACATAGGTTCTCCAGCGCTATCACAGCGTTTGGCCTATTGTCAAAAGTGGTAAAGCGGTTAGGTGACGTACCGCTTCTTGTACGCAATCGGCTTCTGAGACGGAGCAGCAGCGCCAATCGTTTCAAACACGACAGCCATCAAGCCGAAGCTATCAGCGCCGTGACTTGACCAATCATGTTCAGGGCCTAGACCAATAGAGCGGTTCTCGTCGCGCTTTTCGTGATACCAGCCGACAGCCTCTAGACCTGGTTCGCATCCGTCCTTATCAATCCACATGCTAGGGAACACACGTTGACCAGCACGGACACGCAGCATTGCAGCGCCTTTGCCTTGGTTTGGCACGACTTCCACCGCATAGCCTGCGCCCTCAAATGCGCTCTTGTAGGACACATCAAACACCTTGTCCTGCGTGTCGCCGTCATGAGGTAGCCAGATAGTCGTATTGCTGCCCGTGTAGCCGTTTTCCCGCAGCCATTCAAAGTGAGCCTTAGCGGGTTGACCCACAGCCTCGTAATACTTCAGCACTCGGCATTCCTTGCCGATGAACTGAGCGACCCAGATAGTGAAAGCATCAGCGCGTTGCCCCGTTCCACCAATGTCACAGAAGGCGCGATAGGTCATCAATGGGTCAGGGCCTACCCTGCCTATTCTTCCCTCTGCCTTGGCTTGAATGATGCTCTTGGCGTAGTAAGCGCCCTCCACCACACCCACGTAATCGCCCTTCCAAATGTGGTCGTACTGGTCTGGGCGTTCTTCTAGGTCTCGTTGACGGTCACGCTCTAACTTGTCGGGAAACTTTGGGTTGTCTGTGTAGTTCAGCTCAACAATCTTGACGCGAGGGTCTTGCGAGAATCTGAAGCGCTTTTCAACTGCGGCTTTCTTTCTCTTAGGGTTCCATGTCACCCAGAGTTCTGCGTTCCAAGCCTCTTCGCCGTTTCCGCCTTCTTCCCGTAGTGTTGGAATCAGCGTGTTCAATGCCTCGTCTGTTACCGGCTCGGATTCATCAATCCAGCAAATGAGGATGCGCCCCTTGGATTTGACAGACGCAATGTTGCGATCAAGGCCAGCAAAGGCAAAGGAGATACGCCCATCCTTGCTACGAATGAACGTCTCACCCACTTCGTAATAGTCAGCTAAGAATGGGTGATCCTCGATGGAGCGCTTCAATTCCTCAAGCGAAGAATCCGCCAGAGAGTTCATGAACTGACGCGCACATAGCATCTGACCTTTGACGCCAGCTATCCCGTATGCATAGCCACGAACCAGAATCATCGTGGCGAATGAGCGAGTTTTAGCCGAACCACGTCCACCGAACGCGCCTCGAACGTCAGCAGGGCCGTCAAAGACGGGAATCAGCTTATCGGGGATGCTAATTTGTGCGGTAGTCAAGGCTCCACGCCCCACACAACCCAATGCCACGCCTCATATGCTGTAGCGCCATGAGCATGACGAAATGACTTGCCGCAATCGGCATAACAGGCCCAATAGTCGGGCGCAATTTGGACAACATGAGGCTTAAGCATCGCCATCCTTGCGCATTGGTACGATTTCGATGCGGGTCACAGTCTGGAGCGGGTTCTCTTTGTCGCCAGAGAGTTCCAGCTTGTCGCCGTATATCTTGGGCAGCATCTTGGAGAGCATCCACTTACGGGTATCCACTCGCAGACGGTTACGGGCAATGGCTGTCGGGCTGAGGTCTAGAGTCGTGTCCTCGCCGTCATAGCGCACCTGCACCTCTTTTTCGTCGGCAATGTCTATGATTTCGTCAGCCAGCAGCTTGTAGCCAGCTTCCCTCGCGCGTGCGTATTGTTCTGCGAAGTCTTTGTTGTCCTTCGACCACTGGAGAACATGCGAAGGCGTTAGCTCTAGCTCCTTACACGCAGCGCGGAGGCTCTTGCCTTCCTCTAGCATCGCACATACAGCATCAGCAGCGACTTGATTGAATGCCATTACTCCACCTGCCTTTGTGGGCCTTGGGCAATATCGTGGGCTTGGTAGCCTTGGTGCGTTACCTTGTGGCGAGCCTGATAGCCCAGAGGTGTGCGGATAAGCTCAAACTTGGCGTGATATGCCGCCATTGCAGCTTTCAGCTTTTCGTCTAGCTCTTGCTTGGTCATGTGAGTCCTTACGGGTGTTCACGGTTGATAAATTGATGGCGTCCTCTTTCCGGCTACGTATAGCCGTTACCCCGAGGAACCCTAGCGCTTGGGTATGGGTTACACCATCAAGTAAACCGCCTGTCCTTTAGCTGCATCAACGTTGATTGATACACAAGCGGCTTACTTGATAGAAATCCCCCGCATGACTTCTGCGCTTTCGCCAGTGACAGAGGCGAGGGACATTTATCAATGGAGCGCATAGGGACTTAGCACCAGAAAACTCCAGTGGCTGCGCTTCTGCCCTTCTCCACATTCAACGGATAAGCGTCGGGACTCGCTCGGATGTATCCACTCATTTAGCCGTGAGTGGCGCTGCCGTATTTCAGCGAATGATCGGCGTATTAGTTGCAGAGCGTCATCACGTTGCTATTGAGCTTCGGTGTGTCTGATGCGCTCTGCGGGTCTTATTTTCCAAAGTGGTAAAGCGGTTAGCGGACATCAAAGATCGACCGAACACCCTTCAAGCAGTGCGCCACTTCCCCGACCATGCGTCCAGGTATCGTGTACTTGCTGCGCCCTTGTGCGTCCTCGTAGCGGTGGATTGCTCCGATGAACGTCAGATTGAACAAAGCGGCTCGTACCTTGTTCAACACAATTCCCGTTTCATCCACGATGCTCTGGCGGCTTTCGTGTCCCTGCTCTATGGCAGATAGAACCTGCCTCATGGTTGACATTGGTTTGACAAACTTCACTGGCTGGTTCTTCTTCAACATGTCTTGCCCCTGCTGGATGTGGTGATTGATGCGGGTGTATGGGCGGGAGGGATTTAGGCGGCTATTCGCCGTATATCTCGTCTAAGTGCTTGTGGATAGCTTCCTTAACCACCTTGCGGCCAATAGAGCCATAACCGAAGTAACTGCGGATTTCCTCTTTCATCACAGCGTCAAGGTTTTGCCGAACCTCGGCACTGATTACCTTGTTTAGGTTTTCCTCGGAGCAATAGCTATCAATTGCCGCCTTCATCTGCGTGTCTAGCCGTGCCGCATGTTCCGAAACCATCGCCTTCAGTGTGTGCTTCATGGACTCAATCTGCATCGTAAAAACTGGAACGTTCATTTTTCTCTCCTTAAGCTACTTCTTCAAAAACACAGTCATTGACGCTCTTCATGCGCCCCTTGTTAGACAAAATGCGCTTCACATTGGCATTTGTGTGTGCCGTCACCCGTTGCAGTTGTGCGTGGGTTACTTCCTTAAGCAAGTCTCCGTAGACGCCCACAACATCGCGCAGAGTGGCGAGTTCCTCAGCCTTGAATGACTGAGCGCCCTGCTCCTTCTGTCGGTCAAGCGCTGCAACCATTGCTGTTTGTGCTTTTTCAACAAACGGCAGGCCATCAATGCGATAGAGCTTCACCACGCTTTCAATGCGGTTTAAGCACTCAAACATTGGTTGCCAGCATTGATGCCGATCCCAATCGCCACCGCTGAGACGGTCTAGCGCAGTGATAACGGGTGTCATTTGCTCATTCCATTCAGGCACTGTGAGCAGTGAGGCTTGGTACTGAGCTAGTTCAAGCGGGTTGACCTTTGCCCAGACCTTGCGGTTGCATTTCTTGCGGCTCATTGCTTGCCCATCCAAAAACCAATGGTTACCAATATGAGAACAAGCACGGCACCCAAAAGAATGGCACCGGAATTACTGCCATGCACCTCACTTCTTTCATCTAAAAAAGTCGCCAAAATCAAAGCGACCCAAGGCAATCCAATAAGAAAAACAATCATCCCTGTAGCTCCTTCAGTTTCTTGCGGTAGGTTTGTGTGATTTCTTTCAGTTCTTCGCGTGTCCATTTGCGCGGCTGGTTGTCAGCCTCTAGCGCTTCAACACGCTCTATGCCGATGCGCTGGATAAGTCCAATGCGGTAATCAACTGCGCGGCCTGCTCCGTAGCGGTTGCAGACTTTCCGTTGTCCGTGGGCGTTGTCCTCGTTGAATCTGAGGTGTGAGGCGCTGCCGGTGCTTCGGTAGTGCCCACAGTCAAAACCTCCGCCAACTGCGTCAAGAGTGAGCGGCATTCCGCAGCACACGCAGGGCTGTAGGCGATCACGTTGCCGTATGTAGGCATTAAATGCATGCTGTGCCTCCTTGATGTAGTCGGGGATTCGTTTAAGCGCTTCCTTGCGCTGGCGTATATCGGCCTTCTCTGCCCTGATTGCCTCGCGGGATTTCTTCCATTCCTCGCGCTCACGTTTGGCTTGAATAGCGGCTGCGAAACCGTCTACACATTCAGGGTGTATGCGCTGGCCTTCTTCTAAGCGCTTGCGGCAGTGGGGGCACAGAGAGCGCTTCATTCCTCACCCCCGCTGAACTTCACGCCCTTGTCAGCGCCAAAGGCTTCCATCAGGGTCTGCAACTCGGCCATCTCGCTCTTAGTCATTTTTGATGTGGATTGACCCAGCACGACAAAACCGCCATCAAGTCCAGGCACTACGTCTTGCTTCTTGAGTGCTGCTGTGAAAACGTGTTTCCAGTTCTCTGGCGTCAACTTGCGGCCATACCACTCCACCTGTTCGCTGATGTCGGTCAACATTGCCCAGAGCCGTGCGTTCTGCTCAAGTGAGCGGGTCTGAGGCTTTACGCTGAATTGCAGGCGGTGCCCTGCCATCAGATAAGCCTTGATCTGCGGCCATAGTTCGCGGATAGCGCTGTGAGCTTGCTGCGGGTTGTAAAGTGGCAGAGTCGTGTTCATGTTTCCCCCTGCTTTGCCAGCCAGTCGATATAGGCGCATTGGGGCGTTGGGCCGAATCCGACAGATAGGTCGGATGGTTCAGGGCTACTGCAACCCCACCACTCATAGCGCCAGCCACAATCCCAAAATGCATTCATCAAGATGATTCGCGGCTTTGACTGGCTGCAAGCCTTCTCCATTCCTGCCTCGCCAGTTCCGTCACTCCTACCCATTCCGGCTCCAGCTCCATTAATCGAGCCTTGACGTACTCTCTCCAACCCTGCTGAGTTGCTAGGTGTGCGTACCATTTGGCTAAGTTGTGTGTGTGCCATTCGTCGCCCCTATACATCCAAGTCGCCGGTAGCAATCAGTGCTTCGGTGATTTCTGCAATCGTTGGGGTTTGGTCGCCAGCCTTTACGCGCTCAAGGATTGCAATGGCTTCTAAGCGGTTCATGCCAGCTCTCCATTTGTGCAAATCCAGTCGCCTGCGTAGGCCATCTGGGGGCCGCGCTTTAGCCCATGGTTTTCACCAATGCGCTTGATAAATGCCTCAGAAGCACCGGCTTCGTATTTTGTAACGCCAAATTCATCAAGCCGCTCACGGCCTGTAGCGTGGCAATCTCGGCCAGTAATGCGGTAGACGGTCCAGCCAAGTGCCTCAATGTGTTTTTGACGGGCGGCGTCTTTTGCTTTATCCAAGTGATATGCGTAGCCATCGCACTCAATCGCCACCTTTGCGCGTGGGTTTGCGAAGTCAACAAAGTACCGGCCAACGGGGTATTGCGGGTACATCACCAAGTCAGCCGCACGGATTTCGCACCAGAGGCTGTACTCAATAGGCGTCAGCTCAATGAAGTCAGACCACTCATAGGCATCCATTGCCCATTCGTTCTTCCTGGTGCGGAAAATTTCGGGATTGCGCTGCTCATAAAAGCGGCGGGCAGATTCGTACTGATTCATGCTGCTTCTCCTTTTGGTTCAATGCCACTAAGCACCCAGTCACCAATGAGCGCAGCAGATTCAGCCAAAACTGCATGAGTGAGTGCAGGTTGCGGCTTGTTGCGTTGACGCACAACAAAGGTCAGGCGGTTTTCGTCGTTCTTGCGAAACATGGTCACGCCAAGCAAATCGCTGTACATGGCCTTGCCTTCTTCGAGCAAGGGCAGTGCGTCATCAAAAATCATGCGGCCTCCTTCAGTGCGTTCTTAGCCATCTGCACAACCGTTGGGGATTTCTTCATTCCTGCGGCTACGTCAGCCAAGATTCGATGCGCCCAAGCCTTCGGGTCTACCTTTGGAACTGGTGCAGACAGCTTGGCTACAACCATCTTCACAATCTCGGGATCAGCCTTCGGGCTTTCGATGCGCAAAGGTTCGGCACTCGGAGCCAGTCGGCAAAGGTTGCGAAAGGCGATCAGGTTCGGTGCGCGTTCTGGCAGGTTTTCCAGTGCGTAAGCAATAGCGCCAAGGTTCTTTTCAAACCCTGACAACTCATGCGCCCACATGGATTTCGTGTTGGCAGTGTTGGAGGTTGCCCAATTGTTCGCAAACTCGTTGCCATAAGTGGCAATCAGTCGCTCAAAAAGGCGCTCAACTACGGGTAATGGCAAAGACATCGTGAATCTCCGTGAGGGTGTTTTTTCCGGTCAGTTCGTTGACCACGTTGGTCATCCGGTCGGTGTAGTTGGATGACTTGGAAGGCTTGGCAGTGGCTGGGTTTGTGCGCTGTGCATGCCATCCAGCGTTGAAGCTGCCCCATCCGTACTCGCAGCAAAGGCGAACCGCCTCCTCCAGCGAAAGACCAGCCTTGTCAGCCTCTTTTTGAATACCGTCAACAGCGGTCTGAGTGAGCGGAAGTTTTTTCGCTTTGCGGATTTGCAGGAAATCAGAAACGAGAGGTGCAGGCAGTTGCGACAGCAACTCTGTATTTGTTTCCTTGACGGTTCTATTACGGTTCTTTACGGTTCCGTGTCCCGTTTTTGGGACTGCTTCTAGGGAATTTTGGGACTGCTTATGCGGAAAAACGGTACTGCTTACAGGGAAAAACGGTACTGCTTCATTTACAAAGTTGTTCCGTTCTTGGGACTGCTTAGCTGTACCAATTTCGGTACTGCATATTTGATAAACAACCACTGATTTGGTGCTGCCCATGCGGGCTCCGCTGTCCTGGATATATCCGGTGTCAATCAGTCGCTTAAGGTTTGCCAACACTGTCTTGCGGTCTTGGCTGGTTGCTTCACAGAGATATGCAACAGAGGGCCATGCACGACCAGATGCACCGTCTGCACAGTTGGCGAGCGCCACCAGTACAAACTTTGCAGAGGAGTGCTTTACGGGCTGCTTAAGCGCCCATGTGATGGCCTCAACGCTCATTAAATGGAAGCCTTGCTGATGCGTTGTGACTTGATGCTGTCTGTGCTACGGCCTGCATCGCTGTACTGATTCACGCGAGTTGCGTCCAGGAGGTGCTGGCGCTCAGACTTGACACGGCCAAACTGGTCGATCGGCTTGGAGGGGCCTTGCCAGTTGAAGGGGGAGAGGTTCTTTTGTGTTGTCATGGTTATGCGGCCTTCTTCAGTGCCATCAGCTGTTGTTCCAGCTCGCGGATTTGTGCGTCCTTGGACTTGTCAACCAGATCGCAATTCAGGCGATAGGCTTCGTACTGAGCAGGGGCACGGTTGCCGCAGAGAGCCATCAGTTCCAAGCGCTTGTTGCTAGGAAAGTTGCCGCGACCTTTGCGCAAGCGAGAGAAGTGGCCCTTGTCGATTCCGAGTGCTTCGCGGATTGCTTCGTCGCTCAGGTTGGACAAGTTCATGCAGAGATTCAGAGCCGCCAATTCGTCTTTGCAGTGCTTGATTAGCTCTGCTGGTACGTCTTCAGGGCGGCGCATCTCTGCCATCAAAGGCATCTCTCGTTGCGAATAGTTGCTCATGGTTGACTCCGGTTGACTTCGGTTTTGTTCAAAAAAAAGGGACAGTTGAGGCATGAAAAAATCACGCCTTAACCGTCTCCTTCTTGATGCGTTTGCGCAAAACAGACCACTTCACGTCTGGGCGAAGTTGCTCACAAGGAACGCCCGTCAGCTCTTCAATAAGTGGGCAGTGCTCCGCTGGGATGCGGTTGATGCGCCATTGCTGGATGACTGCGTGACTAGAAAGGCCAAGCAACCTAGACAAGGCTGTAATGCCGCCAGCCGCTGCTATGGCTTTATTGAGTGGGAGTGTTTCTGTAGACATTCCTCGCATTCTAGCTAGATTTTCTAGCTATGCAAGTTTTTCAATCAATAAGATGAAAAATATGTCAATCCATCAAAAAATCAGAGCCGGTCGCCTTAAGCTAGGAATGACCGAACAACAATTTGGGGACGCTGTTGGCGTTTCTCGTGGTGCGGTGCAGCAATGGGAAAAAGAGGGTGGGACAGCGCCCACCAGAAAAAATCAGCCAGCAGTGGCAAAGCTGCTTGGCATGACCGTTGCTGAGTTGATGGGTGATACCGTCATATCGGGCGGTGAAATCGTAGAAATTGCAGGATCGTCTCTCACACCCATTTTTTCATGGGAGCATGAGAACGACTTGCCACAGGGGGAATACGTGTTTGTGCCAAGGTTAGACATTAAATTGTCTGCTGGAGGTGGCAAAGAACAAGTCGAAATCGACTTTGTTAAGAAAATGCCGCAAGCCTTCCGAGCAGACTGGATAAGACTTAAGAGATTGCAACCTAACAAGCTCGCAGCCATGAAGGTGGATGGCGAATCAATGGAGCCGTTTATCTGGGATGGGGAAACCGTCATTGTTGATACATCCCAGAACACAGTGAAGGATGGCAAGGTTTACGCCATGTGGTATGACGGCGGAGAGCGTGTAAAGCGCCTATACCGGCTTCCAGGTGGTGGACTGCGCATTGATTCGGACAACCCAAAGCATTCGTCCATTGAAGTACATGCAGATCACCTAGAGGGTATCCGCATCATCGGACGAGTAGTTCACAAACAAGGTGATGGCGGCTTGTAACAACAATCAGAGAGGAAGGTATGAACATCAGAGAAGGCGTTAAGCGCATCTATTTGCTTTTCGGAGCAATCGGCCTTGCTATTGGTGCGTTCGCAATCATCAAAGAATTGCCTAGTGCAGACAGGATCTATAGCCGAACTGAATATCAAGTTAGGCAAGATGTTGCAAAGCAATTGGAGATGGATAGCTGGAATGTGACCTCTGGGTCAATGACCGATAAAGAATTTGTTGAAACGTATTGCAATAAATCTCTAATTTACGGCAAGGGAGACACACAAAAGCTCATTACTCCCAATCAACTAACTTGTGATGTTTTAAGTCAACAACTAAAGGATTTGCCTAAAGAAAAATTCACGGAGGGCATGTATGGAGTTGGTTACTTGGTTCTTGGGTTCCTTGGGCTATCAATCTTCTTTTTTGTAAGTCGATGGGTCTTTAACGGATTTTTTCCTAAACAGTGATCCGCGCTCTGTTTTTTATAGCTGTCTGCGCACTCAATACGGACGCCAACGCAGAGTACGCCAGAAGCAAGGCTGCTCTTAGGGCGTTTATCAAGGTGCAGGCTTGTCCAGCAACGGGAGAGCATCGCTTCCCTTGTCCTGGCTACGTGGTTGATCACATCAAAGCGCTGGCCTGTGGCGGTGCTGATTCATCCGAGAACATGCAATGGCAGACCAGAGAGGACGCCAAGGCTAAAGATCGGTGGGAACTGAAGGAGTGCGGAAAGTGACTGATGCTCTCAAAGACTTAGCAGAGCTCTTACAAAAAAGACTACCGCAAGTGCCAGCCAAGCTCCTACTAGGGCTATCACTATCCCTAGGTATAGGGGCGTTTTATCTGTGGGGCTATCTTGACTTGGATCAGCAGTTCTCAGCATATCTTTTACAGAGGCTAGCCAGACTACTACCCCCAACACTAATAGCGCTATTGTTTGCATGTGTTGCCCTTTTCTATGCCTATAAAACGCCGGACAGTGCTGACACCAAAGTCAAAGCGCTGGAGCGCCCCATTTATCAGCGCCTATCAACTGACGCAGAAACACTGCTGCTATTGCTCTCAAACGCAAAAGAGCAAATGACACTTCAGAAAATGGCAAAGGCCTCAGAACTGACAGAAGCAAAAGCGCTTTTTCACTTGGAGTCCATGCTTGATAAGAAGTACGCAAAAGACCTGTACGACAACAGAGGCCGCACATGGTCATGCGCCAAAGAAGGTCGGGCTTATCTTGCCCATCACAACCTGATCTAGACATCGCCTGACACCTCCTGAGATTGAGTGAGACCGCCCACTGAGGCGGTTTTTTTACGTCTGCATTGTAAGTATTTTCCCCATGTCTAGATTTTTTTTCTATCTTTTTGGAAAGATTTGCTTGCAATGCTAGATTTTCTAGCTTATAGTTACACACATGCCGCAAACAAAGCGGAGCAGCAAAGGGAAAGCCCCAACGCGAGCACCTACCTCGGGTGGAAACAAGGAATAGGCAACGAATGGAAGTTGCAGAGCGCCCTAGCGATGGCGACCAATTCAAAAGCTCATTCAGTGAGTGAGTTTCTGAATTAACCAAGGAGAGAGCAAATGAATGCAATCACCATGCAGCAGAGCCAAGCAATCAAGCGAGTTGAGAGCCTGAGCGCAGAAGAAGAGATAGCGCTTTGGATATTTGAACGCGACTTCACGCCGGATGACTTGTTTCAAAACATCGGCCACGACGAAGAGGAAGAAATCCTCAAAGCGCTTGCAGATGGCGACGAATTGGAAGCCGGTCACATCTTGGCGCGGATTCGCAAGCAAGTGATCTACCGCTACGCATCACAGCGCTGCTACGGCGACTCAACAACATTGAAACCGGAGGACGTATGAGCCAAGACTTGATGGATGAGATGGTGAATATGAGCTTTGAAATCATCAAGCTGAAAGACCAACGGCGGGAGCTGCTGGAGGCATTAAAGCTTATGACAGACCGCTTTTTAGACACAGAAGGCAATCACGGCTCATATGAGCAAGTAGCAATGGATGCCGCCTATGCCGCTATCGCCAAAGCAGAAGGAGCAAACACATGAGCGACTACAGAAGCAATTTCGATGAGTTCGGCAACCTGCGCGAGAACCACTCACCTTGGACGCTGCCTGACCTTATTGGCGTGGTTGTGTTTGTGGGTGTTGTTGTGATGCTTATTTCTGGGAGGCTGGGATGAAACCAGTGATTGCACTCCGATTAGCACGGCTCTACATGAGGGCTGGATTTACTTTGACTAACGCCCTGCGATTGGGTTGGAAAAACGCTAGGAGCTGAGATGAAGCCACATGTACACGCAGAGTTCATAAAGGCTTGGGCCGATGGCAAAGAGATTGAGTTTTATGACCCGTTTAGAGAAGTTTATATAAAGGTCAACGGAGTGCCGCAATGGGATGAGCGCGTTTTGTATCGCATCAAGCCACCAGCCGACATTGTTCTATTCAGCATTGCTCGGCCTATCACTGAGATTGGCAACATCAAGCGCGCAATGGTCTCCGATGCGTTTCCCGTTGCTGCTGGCTGCAATCTGAAACTGACCTATGACGCGCAGACGTTAGCGCTTAAGCATGCGGAGGTTGTATGAGCGACGGAGGCCCAGCATTTCCAACGCCGATGAATTTGGCGTCATATAGCTCTGGCATGACCCTGCGCGATTACTTTGCTGCAAAGGCGATGCAAGAACTAATAAGAAATGCTCTTGCGCTTTTGCACATAAGCGGAATTGATCAAAAAGATGTTCAAGTAATTATTGACCAATCTGCATCGGGTGCATACGAAGTCGCAGACGCAATGCTTAAAGCACGGGAGGCGACATGACCCCCTGCCCTAGCAACTGCTCAAAGCAAGGAATGTGCTTGAGCGAATCAACAGACTGCAATTGCGCTGATGCTGACCGTGTTGGCACTCCAGAGGAACGGATAGCACGGGCGCTGGCAATCGGAATAGGTAGCGGGGTGATGTTCTTCCTGCTGCTTGGGTTTGTTATTTGGGGTGCGTTCTATGCGCCTTAAAGATCACCTCATTGGCCTTATGGAAGAAGGCAGACCACTTAACTTAAACACTCTAGGAAAAGCATATGAAAAACATAGCAACAGCGTTCGTCAAAGCCCAGAAGGAGTTTGGGCCAGCACTCAAGACAAACAGCAACGCCCACTTCAAGAGCAAGTACGCAGACCTCTCGGCATGCGTTGAAGCGGTTATTGATGCTCTGAACAACAACGGCATTGCAATGATTCAGAAGACGCATCAAGACCCAACGGGGGTAACGGTGGAAACAGTCTTCATGCACGAATCAGGCGAGATTCTGGAAAGCGGCCCCCTGCATGTTCCAGCAGCCAAGAACGACCCGCAAGGGTTCGGCTCTGCAATGACCTATGCGCGCCGTTATTCGTTGATGGCAGCTTGTGGCATTGCTCCAGAAGATGACGATGGAAACGCAGCCAGCAGGCCAGCACCACGGCAGGCTGTTGATTACGTCTCAGCCATCAAGAACGCAAAGACGCTGGATGACCTGCAAGCCCATTTTGGCGCAGCTTGGAAGATGGCCGACAAGGTGGAAAAAACCGCAATCAAAAGCGCTTACGACGAGCGCAAGAATCAACTCACAGAGAAGGAAGCAGCATGAACAGCTTGATGGTAGCCGGTGGACTCGGCAAAGACGCAGAGGTGCGATACCTCCCTAATGGCGACCTTGTGGCGTCTTTCAGCGTGGCAGATGACCAGGGCAAAGACAAGTCAACTATCTGGTGGAACTGCCAACTATTCGGAAAACGCGCTGAGTCACTTGCGCCCTACTTGACCAAGGGCCAAGCCGTGACAGTTACCGGAACTGTGACGCAGCGCACCTACACCGACAAGAACGGGCAAGAACGCACCAGCATGGATTTGCGGGTAAACGATGTGAAGCTGCAAGGCGGCAAGCGTGAAGAAGCGCCACAGACCCACCGCAAGCACGATGCAGCGCGAGCAAGACAGCCAGCGGCACCGGCTGATTTTGACGATGGCGGGGACATCCCATTTTGAGTAACAGGGGCTTCGGCCCCTTTTTAACGGACTAATCATGAACATCAGTCTCTACCAACTCACCGACGATCTGCGCCAATCCTTGGACAACGCATTTGACCCAGAAACCGGCGAGGCACTGCCAGCGTTTGAGCAATGCCGCGCATTGTGGGGCAGCAAGGCTAATCAAGTTGCCGCTTACGTCCTGAACTGCGAAGCAGACGCACAGCAAGCACGGCAAGCGATTGAGCGCATCAAGCTGCTGCAAATCTCGCTGGAGCGCAAAGCAGAGCGCATTCGGGAATATCTGGCTGAGAACATGAAGGCCAGCGGCATCAGTGAGCTGAAGGCCACAGACGGTTCTTTTGTTGTGAAGCTGTACCCAGACCGCGATGAGTCGGTAGAGATTGAAGCGGGTGCAACCTTCCCGCCAGAGCTGTGCGCAGACCCTAAGCCGCCAGCACCAAGCAAAACAAAGATACGCGCCGCAATCCTGGCAGGTGAAGCCGTGCAAGGTGCGCGGATTGTTCGCAAAGATCGGCTAACTATCAAGTAACCAACCAACGGGGCTACGGCCCCTTTTTCACGCCCCTATATGCACAAAGTAAATTGGACTCCGCAATTAGTGGAGCGGCTGCAATGCCTCTACCCTGACAACACAGCCAAAGAGGTAGCTGAGCTGATGGGCTTGCGTGTCAGTCAGGTCTACAACAAAGCTGCCGGCCTTGGATTGGAGAAGAGCGAGACCTTCAAGAGCAGCGACAAATCCAAGCGAATTCAGCGAGGCAAGCAAAGCGCAGCGATGCAGGCCAATCAGTTCAAGGCTGGGCAAAAGACTTGGAACGCAGGCAAAAAAGGCTGGACTGCCGGAGGCCGCAGCGCTGAGACCCGCTTTAAGAAAGGTCGCAAGCCGGAGGACAACGCAAATTACCTGCCGATCGGAAGCCTGCGCACCAGCAAAGACGGATACCTGGAGCAAAAGGTATCGGATGACCTCAGCATCTACCCCGCCCGTAGATGGGTAGCAGTCCACCGATTGGCATGGGAGGCTGTACATGGTCCCATCCCCTCTGGCTACATCGTTGTATTCAAAGCAGGGATGGCGACCACGGACCCAGAGCAAATCACCGCCGACAAAGTGGACTGCATCACCCGCGCTGAAAACATGCGCCGCAACTCATTCCGAACCCGCAACCCTGAATTGGCTGGCCTGTACCAGCTCAAGGGTGCGATCAATCGACAACTGAACCGAATTAAGCGAGAAACAAATGAACAACCCGCACATCAATGAAGTCCGCCAATCCCTCCTGGACACACTCAAAGACCTGCGCAACAAAGAGCAGCCGATGGACATCGAACGCGCTAAGGCGGTTGCCACTGTAGCCAGTGTGTTGGTCGACACGGCAAGGGTGGAAAACGACTACCTCAAGATCACCGGTCAAGACCGAAGCAACTTCTTGGAGACGCCGCCGGATGACCAAGTACACATTCCGCGAGTTGATGGCCCAGCCGCACACAACCCCTTCCCGAGTGTTATCCGTCACCGCATAGCAGCCTAAACATGCCAACAGCAAGACATTGGACAGACGCCGAGCGCGAGACATTAGCCATGCTATTTCCACACCACAAAGCCTCATACATCGCAAAAGTGCTTGGACGAACTGAAGGCAGCGTATTTGCGAATGCCTCAAGGCTTGGCATTGAAAAGGCGAATAGAGGCGAGCCAACAAAGACGGACAAAATTTTGCAGGCTTGCAAGATGGCTCCGAAGGGTTTGACGCTTCACGCGCTTGCACAGTTTGTTAATGAAAACACGGACTTTTGCAACACGATTGCGGGGCATCTTGTGCGCGATGGTAGGTTGTTCAGAGCTGGAGAGCGCCGCCGTTATCACTATTTTGCAGACGCGCAGACAGCAGCAGCTTTTGCAGACGAACTAGCCGCAGAAGGCGCGAGATTGAAAGCAGAGGCCAAAGCCAAGAAGCAGCGCGATAGGAACGCAGCAAGGCGCAAGCAGTGGGCAGAAGCCAAGGCCAACAAGCCTAAACCAGCACCAAAGCCGAAGCCAGAGAAAACGCCGGTCTACGCCATCAAGCCGAGCAAGCCTAAGCCTGCACCTATGCCGACAAAGGTGATCTACCCAGACAACTATAAGCTGACGGTTATTCCAACACCGCCAAGCAGGTTTGCGCCGCCCGAAGGTTGGATAGGCAGCTTCAAGCAAGAGTGGATTGAGCGGACATCAAGCCAAACAGGGAGGAATGTATGAGCTTACTGACTGACGACGACAAAGCACTTTTGGTGCTTGAGCATCTTGGCCCTGCTGCACTGGCAGGCGACACGATGAGCCTCTATGACTGCTTTCAGCTTGCGCTTGATGTGGCTGAGAAAGCGATTCTGGAGAAGCTGGCTAGTGCGGAGTTGCCGGAGCCTGAGTACATGCCGCTTTTGCTTATCGGCGCAAAGCACTCTAGCGAGAACGTGGGAGAGCGTTCTTTCACTGAGGCAGGGTTCTACAGCGCAGCTTGCGAAATATTCAAGCTAGGTCAATCCCAAGCCTACGCACAGGGAGCAGCGGCACAGCTTGCGGAGAAGCCAGTAGGCGAGGTGCGTGAATCGCTACCGATACAGCCTAACGGGTTAACGCTAAAAGCCGCATTTCTGTTTAACACAGACCTGCCAGCAAGAACGCCACTCTACACACGGAGGCAAGCATGACCCAAGAACTGCGAAAGCTGGCTGAACGCCTATCACCAGACCGGACAACAGTTTTGCGAATTGATGCAGAGCAAGCAGGAGAAGCAATCCTCTCCCTACTAGATCGGCTGGAGAAGGCTGAGAAGGATGCAGCAAGGCTTGTATGGGCCATGAATTGGATGCGCACGAGCGCACACGATTACGGATTTACAAAACACGTTTTAGAGGGCGGTGGGACGGGAGATTACTCCGACTGTGTGACATACATCGACGCCGCAATGGAGGCAAGCAAATGACTGACATCATGAAATTGATTGATGCAGTTCAGCGCGAAGCTGAAAACGATGGCTACAAAGACCGCCCAATGTCTGACAACACGCATGAAGCAAAGACCATGCTGATAGAAGCTATTGAGGCGCTGCAAG